TGGTAAAACTACTATAGCTAAGATTATAGTGCAGGACATACTCAAATGCCAGTACTTGTACATTAATGCATCTGATGAGAACGGTATTGATACTATTAGAAGTAAGGTTAGCGGTTTTTCTCAAACCAAGAGCATTGATGGGAACATAAAGGTTGTTATATTAGATGAAGCTGACGGTATTACCATTGATGGGCAAAGAGCTTTACGTAATACCATGGAAGAATACAGTGGTTATACCCGGTTTATTCTTACTGCAAACTATAAACATAAGATCATTCCTGCTATACAAAGCAGGACTCAGTATTTTGATTTAAACCCTAATTTGCCAGACGTTGTAAATAGAGTCATCCATATAATGAAAGAGGAAGGAGTTAATATACCTTCTAATGAAAAGCAGAAATTAGGAAAACTATTTAAGGATAACTACCCAGATATTAGAAAGATCATCAATACAGTACAGAAGTACTGTGTAACTGGAACTTTAACTATAAAAGAGAACGTAGATAGGAACTCTATAACAGCTAAAATACATGATCATGTAAAGACCGGTAAGTTAATGGAACTTAGAAAGTATTTGATTGATAATGAAACTGAGTTTCAAGGTGATTACGGAACTTTACTCAAGAGCTATCTTAATTTCATTTACGAGTCTGATTTAAAAGACGAAAACAAGAGGCAAGTTATAGTTACAATTGCAGAGTACTTGTATAGAGATGCTATTGTATTGGATAAGGAAATTAATTCCTTTGCTTGTTACTGCCAACTACAAAAACTTATTTAAGTTTAGTTGGTAGCTTTGTAAACTTCTTTGAAAAGCCCTTCACTTCTGGGCTCTTATGACCAACAGCTGGGCTAGCTGGAATTGGAATGTTTACATTTGCTAAAGCCTTATCACCACGGGTAAGCTTTTCACCATCTTGTGTCATTAAAGTCTGAACGTAAGGGTTGTTTGGTACCTGTTCATCTTCTTCTGGTGCTACTGGCTTATGATTAATTCTTTCAGCCTTTCTCATACTCGTTGGAATACGAGGTAGGTTTGAACCATCTTGTGGCACTACTTTTAAAATTGTACTTGGAACTGCTATCTTATGTTCGTAATCTTTACGGCCTGGAGCTGTTTCTGCAGCAACCTCTACTGAAAAACAATCGCCTCTATTGTCTTCATCACCTGGATTCTTACTTGGATAACGTGTTTTGATGGCGACAATACGTTTGTTAAGATCAGACATATGGAAGAAATCAGTGATAGCTTTCTTCATATCATCTGATAATTTCTTAAAGTGCTCATCGCTCTTATAACCACTAGCTAATTCTACCACATCACCCACTAGCATACCACCATTAGTGTATCTAGTAATATTGTTTTCTACGAGCGTTAAGAACTTATTAGGCATATATTATTATTTAGTCTATCTTCGTAATTTTCTGTTTTAAACATAAATATTCTATGTGGCTGGTTTAAATTTAAATATCTTACAGAATGTTAACTCTGGTAACAGCAATTCAACTGTTTATACCGATTTGACACTGGATTTGACACTAAACTACACGTATAGTAATCAATTAAACAAGGTACCGCAGATCTCGGACATAAAAGTTGATAACAATTTAGGTGCTATATACAATAGCATATCCAATTTAATAACAACCACACCAGGTCAAAAACCATTAAACCCATTATTTGGCATTAACTTTTCTGATTTACTATTTTTACCTGTTACTGATGATAGAGCATTATTAATAGGCAATGCTATAGTATTAGGTATCCAAAAATTTGAACCAAGAGTGGTTATTAACAATATTAACGTTACACCAGATCCTGATAAAAATCAATATACTATAGGGTTTAACATCTCTGTACCACAATTTAACGTCCAGCAAGTAAATATTGTTGGGGTTTTAAACAAGTCTGGTTTCTACTACAACTAATATGGCACAAAACATTACACAACTTACGGATTACACATTGCCTAGAACAAGCTATGCAACGTTTGATGCTCTTTCTTTAAAACAATTAATCATTGACAGGTTAACACAAGGCGGCATCTTTACTGATCAAGTATATGAAGGTAGTAATATTAGTGCCCTTAACGACGTAATTGCTCTCTCCTATCACTACTTGCTTTTCTACTTGAATTCAACAAGTAGTGAGTCCATGTTTGACCAGACTCTGTTATATCAGAACATGAACAGGCTTGTAAAACTTATAGGTTATTCACCTACAGGTTACCAAACAGCACTTTTAACATTTCAGGCAAATGCAAATGCAAGTTTACCAGCTAACATTTACACAATTCCAAGGTATTCATACTTCACAGTAAATGGTATATATTATTCATTTGTTAAAGACGTAACTTTTAGTAAAACGTCTGTAACTGGTACAGAAGATTTAACTTCATTGTACAATGAAAGTTTACTATACCAGGGTAAGTATATAGAATACCCAGCACAGGTTGCAACAGGTGAGCCTTTTGAAACATTTACATTAGTAGTTACAGATAATGTCACTAACCAACCTATTAATATTGACCAGGGTAGTATTAATGTTTATATTCAGGATGCAAGCACAGGGGCCTATTCACAATACAACCTAACCAATTCAGTATTTTTAGAAGACAGTAGTTCACTTGCTTATGAATGCCGTTATAATGAAAATGGTTATTATGAATTAAAGTTCGGTAACGGGGTATTTGGCCACAAATTAAACGCAGGTGATACACTTTATGTTTACTATCTACAAAGTGACGGTGCAGCAGGCGTTATTTCTACTAATCAGTTAAACAACAACACACTTAACTTTTTTGCTACACCTCAATTCAATACTTTATCACCAAGCATTTTAAATCAGTCATTAAACTACATTACCCCTACGCTTGCAAGTTATATTAACTTTACAAACAATGTAGGCTCATCACAACCAAATGCAGGTGAGAGTGTTCAAGATATTAGAACCAATGCACCTAAAACATTTTATAGTCAGAACAGACTTATTACGGAATCAGATTTTGAAACATTCTTAAAGTCCAATTTCTCAAATATAGTTTTAGATTCAAAAGCAATCAACAACAGAACATATATTGAAAACGTTATAAAGTATTTTTATGATATGGGTATAACAAGACCTAACATGGATGCAAGAGTGCTGTTCAATGAAGTAAATTTTGCACATGCTGGTCAAGATAATAACATTTATCTTTATATGGTACCTACTATTCAAACGGTAGATTCTAATAACAATCAATACTTCTTACAAAATTCTCAGAAGAATGCTATTATAACATCTATGGTAAACAATAAAGCTCTTAATATGGAGCTCATACCACAAGATCCTATATATACAGCCTTTACTTTAGGGTTTGCATTACCAGGTGAAGCTATAACAACTGATATAGCTTCTGAAACGTATTTAGTAATCAAGAAAGACTCAAGTATATTGGTTGATCCTAACATGATTATTAGCAATGTTAATAGTATATTTGTCAATTATTTTGCAGCTGCAAATTGTAATTTAGGTCAGTTAATAAACTTAAGTGATTTAGTTACACAAATTTTAAGCGTACAAGGTGTAAGTAACTTTAGTATGCAAAGAACAGCAAGTGACGGCACCACAGTTACTTTAGATGGATTGAGCCTATTAGTGTTCAATCCAAAGTACTCCAGCACTGACATTCAAATCATAAACACAAACTTACAATTACCATTCTTTAAATTCCCATTCCTTTATAATCAATCAATTTCAAATAATATAATAGTAGTATAATGCCTATATATTTAAAATGTGAGACAAAAGGGTTTTCCGGTCAAGGTATTGGATCAATAATACAACACCATATTTTGTTATATGGTATGAGTAAGATATTAGGTGTAAATTTTGGATTTGACGGGGTTGATGGTTTAGTAGATTTTTGTGAAAAAGGCGACAATAACATTGCAAGAATTAACAACGAGTATAATACTTTTTTTAATTTTCCAAAAGGGCCTGCAACAGGAACCACATATAAGTTTGAATTAAATGATGAGACATTGAATTTTATTAATAAAAATAAAGATTCAAAAGAAGACATTTTAATTTACTTTAATACCAACAATAATGAAGTTATAGGTCATTGCAATCAATATATTAAAGATTTTTATAATAATAAAACATTAATGTCAATAAGAGATAATTTAGTGATTGATGATAGTTTAAAATATTTTACTAATGGTGTAGTTAATGTAGCCGTCCATGTAAGAAGAAAAAATAAAATGGACGTGGTTGTGGTTAGACAATGGACTGGTAATCCTGATGGTATATGGTGGCAGGATGAACACCGTGATATGTTTAGATCAGAAAAAGACTTAAAACACTTTGCTATAAAAGAATCTAATTTCAATAGGTATGTAAACCTATTTAAAAACTTAACAGAAAAATTTAAAAATCAAAAAGTAATATTTCACTTATACTCGCAAGGTGAAGTTGATGATTTTAACGACTTTTTGAGTTTAGTTGACGGTGATAATCATACGATAGCTTTACATCTAAACGAAAAAACAATTTCAGATATATACCACATGAGCCATGCTGACTTTTTAGTTATGTCAGTTAGTTCATACAGCTATATATGTCATTTAATGGGATGCATATCAGTATGGGTACCAAACAAATGGAACTATCTTATGTATCCTAACAGCACTAAGTTAGATGATAATTATAACTTAATTTGATACTTGTTTTAGTATCCAGTTATATGTATTAGTTATACCTTCTTCTAAATTTTCTGATACCTGCCAACCTAATCTCTCTTTAAATAGAGTATTGTCTGACGTTCTGCCATGAACACCTATAGGACCTGGAATGTTTTTAATACTAATATTTTTTCCAGATAATTTAATAACCATTTTTGCCAAATCATTTATTGAAATAAATCTTTCAGAACCTATATTAACTGGACCTTGAAAAGTTGATTCCATTAAACTTCTAACCGCTTTTACGCATTCATCTATATACAGAAATGATCTTGTTTGAGTACCATCGCCCCACACCTCTATAGTGCCATTATTTTCACACATTGCAACTTTTCTACATATAGCTGCTGGTGATTTTTCTTTACCACCTTTGTATGTACCCTCAGGCCCATAAACATTATGAAATCTAGCTATTCTTACTTCTATATTATAATTTTTGTTGTAAGCAAGATAAAGTCTTTCTGCAAATAACTTTTCCCAACCATATTCACTATCAGGTTGAGCGGGATAAACAGTAGATTCTTTACATATAGGGTTGTTTGGGTCCATTTGATTATACTCCGGATAGACACATGCAGAAGAAGAGTAAAATATTTTTTTTATACCTCTCTTCACACTTTCATCTAACACATTTAAGTTAATTAAAGTTGAGTTATGCATTACGTTAGCATCATTTAAGCCGCTAAAAAGGTATTCAGCCCCGCCCATATCGGCAGCTAATTGATATACATCCTCAATACCATCTAAACATTGCTTTACCACATTAATATCTCTTAAATCCCCTAACACGAAATCATCGGCAGCAGTTTTAGAAAACTCCGGATACTTTATATCAGCAGCTCTTACCCAATAGCCTTCTTTTTTTAATTGTCTTACTAGATGTGAACCTATAAAACCACCGCCTCCGCAAACTAAAGCTTTTTTTGTCATAATAATATATACTTGTCAGTTATAACTTTATTTAAACCAGTATTCTCTCTCATCCACAATGCATCTTTATATGTATTAAGTATAGGCTTACCTTGAATATTGAAAGATGTATTTAAAATAACCGGTATCTCACCTCTATTTTTTAATTCTGTTAGTATATTGTATATAAATTCATTCTGTTCTTTGGTAACTGTTTGTAATCTTGCAGACCCGTCGACATGGGTTATTGAATGTAATTGTTCTTCATATTCTTCTTTAACCATTGAATTGTGAGTCATCCATCTACTGTATTTACCAAAGTCAAAATACGTTCTTGCATCTTCTAAACGCACAATAGGTGCATAAGGTCTAAAAGACTCTCTAAACTTAACTTTATTATTAAGCAAATCTTTCATTCCCTTTCTAGGCAAACATATTATACTTCTATTACCTAAAGATCTTGCACCGTGTTCACTTCTACCTTGAATTAAACCTAAAATTTCACCATTTATTAAATCACCAACCACCTCATTTACAGTATAATCTTTATGAGCCGGTAACTCGTCATATGGTTCTGAACCAAGATATGTTGAATCCACTAAACCGGGTCTTATTTTATATAGCAAAAGACCTAAAGCAAGACCTCTATCATCTGGGTTAGGAGAAACAAATGCATCATGAACGGAGTTGTTCATTATATTCATTGCACCGCCACCACTAAATTGCAATTCTCTATCAGGGTAAATATTTTTAAATGACTGAACTAAATTGCCAATTATTTCTTCAAACACCATTTGATTGCATTTAGCTAAATCAAAAGCATACTGCCCATCTATTCTGTCATTAACAGATATGTTAAATATTTTTTGAAATCTTTCATGAGCAACGTTAACATCGTCAAGATGCTGACCTCTATAAAACTCTCTATACTTGTTCAACAGGTCTTCATTAGGATTACCATAAGAAGCCAACCCCATTATTTTACCTGCATACACTAAATTACCTCTCCACCAGTTATCTTCACGTTTAATGCAAGCAAGATAATGAGCGGTGGTTTGATACGGTACAGCAACATCTAATCTAAAATTTGCTATTTTTTCTGGGTCTTTTCCTTTATCACAGATATAAACATTGAAAAATCCTTCATCACTACCACCGTCAAATGACACATTTAAAGTTCTCGTTGCTGTGGATTGATACATTGCATTGCTTATATGAGCAACGTGATGAGGTACCCATTGATATGTAAACGCTGGAAACATTTTTTCAGCACCCATACAAGAATTATACATTACATGGTCAAAAAGGTATACATTATATTTCTTTTTTAAGTAGTTATAAATGTCTTTAGCAACATCTAATGGGTTAGAAATTGGAAAATGATAATAAAATGCTGCATTTTTTTCATTTAACCATCTTTCTAGCTCTATAACCTCTAAAACTGCACCTTGATAAGAAATAGCAACTGCTGAATTATGTGACCCATAAATGCCTAAATTAAAATACGATCTTTCATAGTTCCAGCAATAATCCCATATTTTATCCCAGCTATAATTTTCTTTCTCCCACGGAAACCTGTTATAGTTTAGCACAGGCATCGTAAAATTAGTGCCCCTTCTATGATAATCTGCTTTTTTGCCATACCCTCTTAGTACATTAATGTAATCACTGTAAGTGGAAAACTTACTACCTAAAAAAGCATTAGCTTCACTACAAATAATTTGTTCTATAACAAGAGCTTCATGTTGTTTTAAAGAAGGATAATAGTAATCAAGAAAACTTATATGATAATCGTTTGTCAAATCATGAAATAGGGATTTATCTTTTTCATCTGTAGCAATATAAAGCGGTAAATCTTTTTTAATAACGTCTTTTATATCATTACGTAAAGTAGATAACTGCGGAACAGCAGTGGATGTTCTTGTAACTAGAAAATCATTTCTTCTAATATGTATTGCATTGTAATTGCCTAAAACATTTTTTACTTTTTTAGCTTTTTCAAAAAATTCACTTTTATAAGTAACCCCGTTCTTTATTTTTTCTTTTATTATGTTTCGTTGTATGGGGCCGTCGCCGTAAACATGGTAATAAAAATGGCCAAATAGATTTCTAGGAAAATGTATAAATTTATCTTCCAAGTTTAAATTAATAACTCTTCTATCTTTACCAAAAGCATTGAAATCTTCAGTATCAGTTACATTGCAAGTAATAACATCATTATCTCTTGGCCCATCTTGAGGACCCCAGTCCTTATAATTGTCAGTAAATAAAATATTTTTAGCTACACTCTCAACATTTTCAAAGTACTGTTTATTATTTTCTAAATTAATGTATTCAGGCACGTCTTTATATTCTATACACTTGAACTCGCTTGTAAATGCGTTTCTATCCATTGCATCCCACATATCAAACCAAGTGTTTTTATCTTCATGCTGTGATAAAAATAAACAATAAACTTTAGGCGGCAAAATAATTGTCCTACCAGTAATTATACTTATTGCAGCTACCAGTTCATAGGACATTCTAATGTTTGAAAAACCTCCCCACCAAGGATCAAAAGAAATATATTTTTCAGCCATTTTAAAATTTTATTTATATGGTTTTCTTTTTTATAAAGATTAAAATATAGTATGAAGCAGTCGTTTTATGAGTTCAAAAGTCCTTTTACAAAAGAAGAATTAAATTATTTGATTGAAAAGTATAGCAAGGATTTACCCCCTTTACAGGTTGTGGGTGACAGTAAAGATGTATTTAGAATAGGTCAAGGTTGTTGGATATCACAACCAGATCCAGTGGTAGATAGATTTAAAAATATAATTTCAGGTATAACCGGGTTACCTGTAGAAAACCAAGAATCACCTAATTTTATTAAGTATGAAGTAGGAGGCCATTACAAACACCATCATGATTATTTTGATCCTAAGGCTTCCTACTACCCAGAACATCATAAAAGAGGAGGTCAGCGTGTCTTTACATCCATTTTTTATTTAAATGATGACTTTGAAGGCGGAGAAACAGAATTTCCAAAAATACCTATGGTAGTTAAACCTGAAGCTGGTAAAATATTTACCTGGAGAAACATGACCACTGATGGTAAGTTATATGAAGATTCATATCATGCAGGGTTACCAGTCACAAATGGTATTAAATATATTATAGTGGTATGGTTTAGAGAAAACAAATTTGTATAAAATGAATTACACATTACCTAATTTTACGTCATCAAAAACGGCTGCAGAATTTGAAGAACTAGGGTATACCTATTTAACAAACATTATAAGTAAAGATTATTGTGAAGATTTTGCTAAAGAAATGCTATATTTGAAAGCTAGCAATATACTTACATGCGAAGAAAGAGGTCAATTAGCAGCGCCTAATGCAGATCCAAGTGTTTATAAACCATCATATGGTAGGGGTAGTATTACAAAATTTGATAATTATCTTAAACAAATTTCAGAACCTATAGCTAATACTATA